TAGGATCCCGACGAAGAAGACATTCTTCAGCCGTGTGTGCTGAAGGTGCGTGATCCAGCCCAGCATCTCGCGGCCGTGAAGGCCGTAGGCACCGCGGACATCCTGCTTACCCGTCTTCTCCGAGAAGGCCTCGGGCTGCTCCTTCGCCCAGTTGAAGCAGAGGCGTCCCGCGACGGTGATCGAGTCGATGAACACCGTGGTGTATTTTTCGAGAGCGCGCGGGTCGCCGAACTTCGCGCAGGCCTCATTGAAGTGACGCTGGCTATAGGGGCGGCCATCCGGAATGGCGGGGTTGGGCCCGCCGATGAACACCGCGAAGTCGCGGCATTCCTCCCAGGTGCGCGGACGGATCGTGTCGCCGCTCCAGCCTTCGATGGCGAGGTCGCCCGCCTCGAGGTCGAAGAACAACGTTGTGTCGGGCGGCAACGTCCACAGCAGGCTGGTCTTGCCAATTCCGCTCTTGCCGAAGATCACGGCCTTGATGCCGCGGCGCTCTGAAAGACGCTGGTCGGCGAGGATGATGGGCAGCGTGCCACTCATGCCAGCACCTCACCCATCAGCGACGCATCGGCTCCATCGCCGGTCACGGCCGCGTAGAGCGCGTCCAGGCGATTTGCCTCGGCAAGGCATTCCAGTCCCTTGCGACGCATGAAGCGGCGCGCATCGTCGAGCAGATCGGGTTCGGCAATGAGATCCGGAACCGCGACATATTCTTCGGCACTCTCGACGAAGTAGGATTTCGAGCGCAGGTCGCTGACGAGGGGCGCAAAGGCGTCGCAGCGGTCAGCGAAATCCGTCTGGCGCTCCACGTCACGCCGGTTGCGCAGGATCCGCTTTGTCTCCGAGATGATCCCGGTGCGCAGCATCCGCATCGCGCCTTCCGCGCGGGCCTGCGAGCAGGTTAGCGGGAAAGCGGCCTCCATAATGTGATCGGCGATTTTCGGGGCATTGTTGCCAAGCTGGGACGCGACGTCCCAGACGCGCTCGGCGAATGCCGCTGATTGACTATCAAGCATCGAACCACTCCTTGATTTTGATGAAACACTCCGCCCCTCGGGCGATGGCCTTGACATCGAGGTGGTGAAACGGGCCCGCCCTGGCCTCGCGCATGCCTTGTTGAGCAAGCGCTAGGTTGTCGTCCGTGGCCCATTCGGCGAAGGCGCGGAACGTACCGGTGACATGCTGCCAGGCGGCCTGTTCCGGCGTTGGCGGGACGTAGAGCGGGTTCCGGCGGCTGGGCTTGCGCTCAGGCCGCAGGCCCCGCATGGCGGCGTCAACGACCATCTTGCGCAGCACCGTCCGCGTCGGCTCCTCGCCTCGCTCAAGCTTTTCGTCGAGGGTGCGGCGGACGATTCCGGGATCAGCCTTCTCGGCGTCGCGGATCATGCGGGCTTCGTGGATTTCATCGCGACGCAGGCCCAGATCGGCTGCGGTAATTTCAACGTTGGAGTCTCCAACCTTGAAATTCCGCCCGCCGCCGTGGCCGGCGATCTCACCACGCTCCTGAGCGCTGTCGTATTCGTCAGCGAGGCGGCGCTTGGCCTGCGCCTCGATTTCGAGGGCATCGGCCTGGGCCCGGTGCGCAGCGGCAATCAGCTCATCGTGTGCACCCTTGGCCTTGGCCAGCCGGGCCGCGCGCTTCGCCGTATCATAGGCGAAGGACGCCGCGTCCTTGGCTTCCAGCACTTCCGCCGCAGCGCGGGCATTGGCGAGGGCCGCCGCGGCATGGTCCACTAGCTCCGGAAGGCTGGAGCCGGCTTGTTCGATGATCGCGGGGACACTCACGCGTCACCTGCGATGAGCTGGAAGGTCTCCTTGCCGGTGCGGACGGTCCGCGCCGGCTCGAACACCTTGCGGATGTGCGGCGGCCAGGCCGCATACCTGCGTTCAGAGACCTTGAATGTGATCTCGACGTAGTGGCGGGGGTCTTCGCCCTCGGCGGAAAGGAGCTCCACGACGCCGTTGAGCTTTTCCTGATCCCATTCGACCCGCTTCGGCAAGTCGCCCACGACGGTGACGCCGTTATCCGCGAAACCGACCGTTCCCGTGTCCTTCAGATCGGCGGCGCGTGCTTGATGCGACCGCCCGGAGTAGCGCAGTGCAAGTGCGCCATCGAGCCAGTCTGAGGCCAGTTTCGCCTTGCGAAGCGCCTCATCCGCTTCGCGTTGGAGGCGGGCAAGCGTGTCGGCGGGGAGCGCCGCAATGTCACCGACTGGTATCTGGACCAGGCGGTCCCACGGGGTATCGTTCTGAGAACAGGACATGCGTCATCATTCCGTGTCTGGACGGTTGAACTCTTGAGGCTGGGATGTCTGGAACCGGGGTCGGCGCCGCCCAGGAGCCAAGCGGTCGCGGTATTCCCGTTTCCGGTCTTCTATTTCCGCGAGGCCCCGGTTCTGCGGCCTTCAAGGGATTACATACCGGGACCCCGCGGAATTCGTCGGGGGCTAGTGGATGTATTCTCGCAAGGGGCTGAGGGAGGCCCTGAGAATGCCGAGATGACCGTAGAGCGTCGTCTTCGGCATGTGGCGCTCACGCGCGATCTCGGTCATGGTGCCATTGCTGAGGTCGCGCATGAGGGTCGCGATGCGCGCCGGAATGCCGGCAACGCGCCTGCTCAGATCGACACGGATGTCGGCGCCGCTGGCATCGGATGCCGCCTCATCGACAGGCTCGTGCATTCCGCCATCCGGCCCTGCCAGAAGGGCATCGAGCGAGACACGGGGCACCATGGCGCCGCGCTTGGCGGCATTTGCACCCTCGATCATGGACGCGCACTTGTGCGTGAGCACCCGGTCGATGAAGGTGGCCCACGATGCCTTGCCGGGATCGAAGGAGCGTTGCCGGACAAGGAAGTCGAGCATGAGCTCCTGCTCGATATCCTCCAGTCCCATGCCGTGCATCAGACTGTTGCGGGAAAGCGAGCGCGCCCGGTAACGCACTTGCGAAAGGAGGTAGGGGTCGACGCCGTCATAACGGTTACAGCTCTTCATGATTTCGCCTTGGCTGTGATGACCCGCTTCGAGAGCGGGAACAACCTGGACCGCGAAATTTCACGGAGGACGCCGGAGGAGAGCCTCCGGTGGCATAGGCGCGACAGAAACCTGTTTTGGAACAGTCGGTTGGATAGAAAATAAATTTGCAGATTTTCGATGGTGGTCCAGTGAGATCTCACTGGGTCCCCATTTCTCCCTCGTCGGGATTGACGACAGTAAATTTGTCACCTATATAGGCAACATGCAACACGTTGAGCAAACATCTCACGGCGCAGAATTCGGGACCTACGTCCGGAGGCTGCGTGAACAGCTGATGGAGGCTGACCGCGCCTTCTCACTCAGGCAGGTAGCATCGCGATGCAACGTGACGGCCGCCTACCTGTCGCGCGTCGAACGCGGCGAAGTTGCACCGCCCGGTGAGGACACCTTGGTCAGTCTCGCACGCGAACTGGGAGAGGATCCCGACGTGATGCTCGCCATGGCCGGCAAGATCTCGACCGACCTGCGCGCTGCGATACTTGCCCGGCCCCGGCTCTTCGCGGAGCTGATCCGGACGATAAAGACCATGCCCGACAATACGGTGTTGCGCATCGTGCGCGATGTTCGCGATGGAAACTGGTAAGAGGAGAATTACGCATGCCCACTCTCGAAGACAACAGAATCGTCTTTCGCTTTCCTCACATCGAAGAGGATGCACGCTTCTCTATCGACTTTCAGCGGACCCTGCGCATTCCGGATACAGACAAGACCTATTCCCTGCCCCCGGGCCTCGGCTCATTCCCAGTCCGGCATGTCGAAGACCATGCCAAGAAGCTTCCCTCCAATACAGTGTCACGTGGCGGCGTGATCCTGCCGATATGGCAGGCCGAAGCCATGTGGCTCAACTTCAGGAATGTCGGGCCGGAATGGAGCCTGGATTTTCCGGTGGCGATCAAGGTCGCCTCAGGCAAGATCAATGCCGTGACGGGTGAGAGCTGGCGCACTGGTCTTCATCGAGATCCACAGGATTACATGGTCTCCCCGGAACAGCCATGGCTTGACGGATTTGCCGTCGAGAAGGGCGTCATTCGGCAGTTCGTGGCCATGCCTCTAGGTGACGGGTATTCCGTGGAAGAACAACTGACGGGAGAGGCAGAATGGGGCGGGATCCAGATTTCGGTCATGCCGCTCAAGCAGAAGGTCTGGCAGGCTCGGCGTCACGAGTGGGAGGAGGAACAGAAGGGCCTCAGGAATGGCAGAGTATTTATGTCCTGCCAGTCAATTTCCGCCGACGCCTGCGAATCCTCAATGGGTCTGGCGGCCGGTGGCCGGATGCGGCAGGTGATTGAGTCCGATCCGTTCAATATCGAAGACTGGGATGTGTCCGCCGCCGACCGAGTCTATGTGACACTGCTTCATGCAAAGGACTGGAAAAAGATCACCGGTGAAGCAGCGCCGAACGAACCCCCGACTGCGAAGGAATACAGCAATGCCGGCCTGCCTTGGTTCGACTACTACGGCAAGGATCAGAGCGCCCTTTCCGGGAGCGCAAAGCTGGCGGGTGTGAGTTCGCTCGCCTCCATGCACAAGAAGGTCACCGGTGCGACGCTCCCGAACTCTCAGGATATCGCTACACCAACCCCGAAGGCGATTGGTCCCGGGTCGAAGGGGCCGCGTCCGGTGCAGACGTCATCCTCATGGGAGGAATAGGCATCGGCTTGATCTGTATTCGGCTACGCCGTCTGACCATCACGCGTCAGCCGGCGTTTTGCCATCGAAGCCGAAGTGTTCCAGCTGTTCCTGCCAAAGATCAGGAAACGGCTTCTGCAGCCTCTGAACATCCATACTGACAGGCTGGCGCCCATCGAGAATAGCGGCCTTTATGACAGGCGCCAGTTGGTTGAGGCGCAGGATCCGCGACACGTAGGAGGGATTGATGTTTTTCCGCGTGGCGAGGTCGTCAAGCGAACGGAACTCGCCCGACGCGATCTGATCCTGCCAGTATCTTGCCTTGGCGAGCGCGCGGACCAGCGCCTCGTCCGGCTTGCGCAGACGCGCCGTCTCACCGATGCCCTCAGGCAGGATCATGTATTTCTTTCCGCCGTGCCGCCTAAGCGACACCGGAACCCGGATCGAGATCACATCATTCTGCAGCGATATGCGTAGCGTGGCCAATTCCGTCCTCCAGCCGTTTCTTCTGCCTGTCCAGTTCGCGCACGATGCTTTCGAGCCCATCGGCGCGTACGCGGATGTCGACCGCGTCCGGATAGACCACCACCTTTTCCAGCATGAGCGCGATCAGCCTCTCCTGTTCCTTCGGGAAGAGTTCGTTCCAGACCGGCATGAGGTCTGAGAACGCATCGCGAATCGCGTCACCGTCGACCTCTGGGTCCTGCCGTGCCGCCTCTTTCCAGACCGCCATGATCATCTCGGGCGCGGCGAACACCGTCTGCAACTGCGACACCACCAAGGCCTCGACCTCGCGCGCTGCAATCCGTCTGATCTGGCAGTCTCCGCAACCGCCCTTCAGATAGCTGGTCGGTGCGTAATACCTGTAGAGCTTTCCGCCCTGCTTTCGGGTGTGGACCGGCGTCATGGAACTCATGCAGCCGCCGCATTTGAGGACCCCCGTCAACGGCGCCCGCGACTTACGCTTGCTCGAGGGACTCTTTCCCCGTGGGCTGTCCCCCAGGAGTTCATGGACGCGATCCCACACGTCCTGTGCGATGATCGGCTCATGGCGTCCATCATGCACCAGATCCTTGTGACGGATCTTGCCGATGTATACAGGATTGCTGAGGATCTTATAGACCGCACCGCGATCGAGCGGCGTACCGCCGAAGCTCCGGCCTGAGCGCGCCACGCGCGCCCGGCTCACGACGCCGAGCGCCGGAAGCTCATGCGCGACCCGCGCCACCGATTTGAGCATCAGGAAGCTGTCGAAGATGAGCCTGACCGCGCGGGCCTGTTCGGCGTGGACGTGCAGTTGGCGATCGCGCACCTCGTAGCCGAAAGGCGTCACACCTCCCATCCATATGCCTTTCCGCTTCGAGGCGGCAAACTTGTCGCGGATGCGCTCGCCGATCACCTCGCGCTCGAACTGGGCGAAGGACAGCAATATGTTGAGCGTGAGCCGCCCCATGCTCGTCGTCGTGTTGAACTGCTGGGTGACCGAGACGAAGGTGACGTTCTTGGCGTCGAAGGTTTCCACGAGCTTTGCGAAGTCGGCGAGCGAGCGGCTCAGACGGTCGACCTTGTAGACGACGACGGTATCGATCAGGCCAAGCGCGATGTCTGACAGCAACCGCTTCAAGGCCGGACGGTCCATCGTACCGCCGGAATATCCGCCGTCATCGTAGGTCGATTCAAGCTGAACCCATCCCTCATGCCTTTGCGAGGCGATGAATGCGGCACAGGCCTCACGCTGCGCGTCGAGGGAATTGAATTCCATCTCCAGCCCCTCTTCGCTCGACTTGCGGGTATAGATGGCACAGCGGCACTTGCGGACG